AAATCGCCAGCGCGATATACCAGCATCGCCACATTGGCAATCGTCAGATTCGGGCAATCTACGCAGTCATTGCACGATCCCGCGCAATCTACACACTCGCAATTGCAATTCGACTGACTAAGCATGCAACACAGCTGCTGCGTTTCGTCGTCTACCGAGATGAGCGTTTTAGTGCGAATCATATCCAACGCTCCGCTTGCATCATAACGGCGCCCGACGTAAAGTTCATATCGGAGGTAGTGCGCGCTCGCGCAATCTCTTTCTGGAATTGCATGGCGAACTGTCGAGCGAGCGCAGGGTCATACCACGCTGTATTCTTGAGCAGCATAAGCCGACTGATCGCCCCCGCTGCAATACCTTCGGCAAAGTGCTCGTAAAGGTAATTGTCTAGAGTGCACCCATCCTGCTTAGGCTGCACAATAAACTCTACACGTAGGCCCTGCGGATAGTCCTGCTGCAGCTGCATCGTCAGTTTAAGGACGTCTACGTTTTCCAGCCAGAATCCATAGGGACCGCAGTAGAAAGACGCCGCCGCCGATACGTTGCCACCGAAACCGCCATTCCATGATGGGCGCGAAGGCTTCGTAAGACTCGGGCGAATCGTATAGCGGCCAAGCATGTCAATCTGAAAAACACGGACGACTTCATAATCGCAGAGTGTCGTCAGGAAATAATCAGAGACGCCCTTCTGTAGATCGAGCCTATTCTCGTCATGCAGAATACCGCTGCGACGGCACAGCTCTATACACGCAAGCCGTGCATTATGGTTTACCAGTTCGTCGGGGGCGCCAAGCACATAGGGTTGAATATAAGGGCCCAGCGCATCCCATGAAAGATGGGCTTCCGGGTCAAGATAGCAGCTCATCAGTGTCTCCCTGGCTGGTTATCTTTCAAGCCGCGGTCACCGAGATACCATCCGCTCCGGTACAAGCTCTCCTGCTTGTAGTTGACGCCCAACGTCTTCCAGAACAACCCCTCATTGTCCAGCTTCGTCTGGCGGGAAGAAACGCTCTCCGTATCGACCTCATACGCGCGGTACAGCATCCACGCCAGCAGCGCATTACGGTACTTCGGGTCGATCGCGACAAGCGTGCCCGCCCCTATGTCCGACACTGCATATTGCGGAGCTTCCCCTACCGCAGTCAACGTGACTGACAGCCCAGCCGACGCAACAGGAACCGGAGGGCTCACATAGAACACATTCGGATTGCGCCCGTCATAGGCGAAGGAGCGCACGCGGTAGTCGCCTGCGCCGCCCGTTGGCGTGCACGGCTTCTTGAAAAATGCGCGCAGCATATTCAAGTCGCACTCGACAATCGTAGCGTCAGGGCAATTAGAGTTCGTCGCATTCGCGTCGACGGACTTCAAGAATGAAAAACCAGGCGGCAGCGTCTGTTGGCTACCTGCCTGTAAGGCCACCGTAATCGTGGCAGCGAAAGCATCAGGCCGGAACGTGCCGACCTGTATGAGTGCGTCGTCGAGATACTGTACGATTTCGCTCTGCTTCCACCGAGCATACGGCACCGCGCCTTGATCGTTAGCTTGGCTCGATGCTTCTAGTACGATGGATGCAACGCTAAACTGCACTTTATTCTCCGGTTAAATTACCGAGGTCGACTACAGCCTTTTTAGGCTCGGCAACAGGTGTAGGGGCCGGTCGACGCATCGGTGTAGAAATCTTTTTCGGGGGCGCTTCTGGCGCCGCCGCCGTATCGACCCATAAATCCCACTCATCTCCATTGCGTACAACAAATTCCGCTGTCCCTTTGCGCACCATCTTCGCAGTCTCTTCATGGTCTGGGTAAACCCACCCATTCGATAAGACGCGAATATACCGAATATTCGATGCAAATACTGCTTCTTCCTGGCCCATGTTAATCTCCAAAACTAGGGGGTAGGGAAATCCTACCCCCTGTTAAACACATCAGTTACCGTGCCGGAAGTGCGTGCCGTGGAATCCGACTGTCAACGACAGCGGACCGAGACCACCTGCAGGAACCGTAACGAAGTCCACGTCGATAATATCCGACGTGCTAAACAGCACGGGGCCAGACGGCCACGTCACATACCCACTGGCAAGCGTGCCCGTCGACTGCGGACCTGCAAGAAGTGTCACTGCACCGACTCGCGTCGCTACAGAGAACGTGCCTCCTGCATTGATCCTGTCTACCCGCCAGTAAAAACCCACCGTAAGAAATTCCGTGGGAATTACGACTGCACCTGCCTTGTCGCCGGATACAATCGGAGTGCCCGCCGTGACCAACTGCGCCAGATAGTCCGCCATCGCGGTATCGTTGCTGAAGTCAAGCGTGCGACTCACGAAAAACGACGAGGGAATCTGCTTGATAGCCGGGTCAACTGGAGCACTTGCAGCAAAAGGTGCTGCTGGGAACATCGCCCAATTGCTATTCTGTTGGCGCGACCCGCCCTGGTAAAGCTCATAAGTAGCCATTCTGTTTTCTCCTATTAGCTAAACTTGGCGTAAAGGGCCGCTACACCCTTCGGGTATAGAACCTTGAAACCGAACACCGCGAGACCCTGATAGTAGCGGTTCCACGAATCCGGGCCCTCGATCTCGCGCGTGCGGTCGATCTGCGCAGCAAATGCCGTCGCCATCTTGACGCCCGCCACGATCTCCCAGCAGTTTGCACCTGCGCCCACGTCAAACACCATCGGGACGAAGTTGGACACATACACATTGAAGCCTGCTACCTGTGGCGGCAACTTGCCATTGATGAGCGGCGACGTGTCCATACCCGTGAGATAAGCGGCACGCAAGTCACTGTTCAACAGCACAGTGTGCATTACAGGAGGGATAACAATGTAGCGTCCCTCACGCGGAGCGCACTGCTCGTCAAGCACACCATGTAGATAGGTCAAATACTGTGTCACATTACTGGACGTAATGGGAGCCGGGGCACCTGTCACGCCAAGATTGTAACTGTGCGACTTGATGCCTGCGGTAGTGCCTGCGTTATTCGCGTCTACGCTGGTAAACTCACTTGCCAGCAACGCGCTGTCAATCGACGTTGCCAGATTATAGGCACCGCGACGCAGGAACGCTTCACGCCATGCAGGCCAGTTTTCAATCTGCTTTTCGTCGATCTGGCTGATCTCAATCGAGAAATCCTTTGCCTGGTCGATGACCATCGTAACAGGCTCGGAATCAATCGTGTCATGCGTGATCGGACCGCCCTTCTCATAATCACGAATGAGAATTTCCGGCTCGCGCCAAAAGGTAATCTGATCGCCGAAACTATTCAATTCGCCGGTGTACTCCGTAGTGGAAATATCACCGTAAATCGTGGTGCAATAGAACAACTCCAGCAATTCCATACTAAACTGCGGAGTGATGATACTACCCGAGTAATTCGGGTAGCCTGCAGCAACTGGGACGGCCATGGGTTATTTCCTCTTCTTTAGGGGTTTTTTAAGACGCTTGGTTGCTTTGCTTTTGTTCTTCTTTTTTGCCGTAGCAAACAGTGGCGTTACTAAAGAACCGCTCAGTTGCGGATACCCGCTGGCAGACTTTATAGCCATGATGGTTAGGCGCTCATATCAACGCGATTCTCGGATTCTGCGCGCTTATAAAGCTGCGCAATTTCGTCGAACCGTTGCTTATTGATACGTCCTTTACGAAAATCCAAACTCGCCTTCTGGCGTTCTGACCACTTCAATTTGGGCTTCGGCGCGCTATTAACCTGACTACTCCCCGTACTCTGCACATGGGGTGTAACCAGCGACTCCAGCGTCACCGGCATTGCCCAGCCGGAACAGGTCAAGTCAGGATTTGTCAGCGACGGAGTCTTGCAAACTCTCGCTGTGCCGCCCCTGCTCGGCCACTGGTTCTCAAAGGCCGAGCAGGAACCCCGTGGCATCAAGACCGCAATGCTCAGCTACGGTTATTGGCAGCGCCGCTTTGGTGGCGACCCCTCCATGATCGGGCGTACCATCCAGATTGATTCTGAAACCAGAACCATCGTCGGCATCATGCCGCAAGGCTTTGACTTTCCGCGCGGCTCGCACATCTGGCTGCCCCATCCGATTGACCGAACGACTGAGAGTTTCCCGCTCCGGCCTGCGAGCGCCATACTCATTGTC